TAATGCATTTACAATGGTAGTCTTACCAGTTCCGTTCCTCGAACCACTATCATCACCACCTTGATCTAAGTTTTCACCTAGTACTAGTGTTAAAGATTCCTTGGCAAAGTTTACAGCTTGGGTTTGATTACCCACGCTCATAAAGTTTTTTACAGTTAATTCTTTTATTTTAATTGTCATAGGCTGTTATAAATGGCCAGTAGTGTATTCTTATTATACGTGTCGCTTTCAATACTTACAAGTTGATTTGACACAATTTGATCTACTGACTCAAACGTTTGGATATCAATATCTGTATTAATTTCAACTGCTTTTTTCTCTGCAATTAATGTAAGTTCTCTGATATCGTAGTCTGCAATAAACTTTTCTTTGATAAAACTAGCTTCTTCGTAGGTAATATCAATGTCTAATGTAACACGTAAATGCTGTTTTGGCAGTATGATCTTGTCGGCTTCGTCAATTAACCGGCTTAGTGTAACTGTTCTAAAGGTAGGTTGGCCTGGCCAACTATGATATTCGGGAGTACCATCCCATTCTAATATCATCATACCACGTTCATCGTCCCATGCATCTGAATAGTTGTGCGGAAATGCATTGCCTATATAGATCATGTTTTCATTTTGCTGACGTTTATGGAAGTGTCCGCTGAATCCTAACTCAAATCCTTTGAATGCATCTACTTGTAGCTCGCCGTGATCCGGCATCTGCACCATTGCGTTCATAAAAAACTTAGGTAATTCAAAATGACCAAACACATACTTGCCACCCTTTTTGTTTATTGTCTTCCACTCTTCTCCAACCAACCAGGGACACAATAATACGTTGCCAATAGTAGTAGGTTCGTGAACAACGGTAACTCCTGGGATGTATTTTCCAAACTCCACAGAGTGAATATCCCGTTTGTCTTTATAATATAAATCATGGTTACCAGGAAAAAAGTAAAAATTATCAAACGCTTGTCCCAGCTTTTCCAAGGCCCTAAGGCTATAGTCCATAGTAGTGATATTAAGACTATTACGATTGTGATGCCAATCGCCCATAAAAATTCCAGTGTCACAGCCTTCCTCCTTGGCTTTTGCAATATACCAGTCTACAAAATCTTCACAATCTTGATTATGTACAGAGCTATTTGATTTTAAGCCAAAGTGTATGTCTGTAAAACAAGCAATCTTCTTAAACATATTCATTAATAACATTCCTTAACAATGTAATATGTAGGCTTTGGATATTTGTTTAAAATATCTTCTTCTTTAATCCATTTGTTCATAGCAGGCGCAGTGAAAAACATTTTATTGATAATGACTTTGTGTGTCGCTGATTCTACAACGCTAAGATAATTGCTTTTACTCACTAGGGGTTTCTCCTTCAAATCGTTTCACTGCGGCTTCGTGTTCGCCAGCACCAGTTCTACTGTAACTTGGGTTCATACCATTAATTTCTAGGATGTCGTCACGAATATTTTGATTACGTTTCTCAATATTAATAACACGAACAAAACTATTAGTAACGGCGGCAGTAAAGTACGCAAACGGATTATCGGATTTACTTTCATCAAACTGTAGTCCTATCTGTGTTAGTTGTAAAATAGCCTGACCTTTCATTTCGTCATTGTAAGTATACCCGCGAACGTTACCTCTTGTAGCATATCTTTCGCACAGTTTAATCATCATGCGAGCTAGAGTAGGTGTAATTTGTCCGTGATCTTTACTAAACTTACCCTTGTCTACACCACCTTTCCAGTGGCTTTTTCCTACACATTCTAATTCGTCTGTGTCGTTGTATTTCCAATGTTGGAATGGCGGAAAATTAACCTTATCTCTGTGATCTGCTAAGGTCTTTGGGTTCTTCTTACGTGTGTTATTCAGCGGAATATGATCAAAACTCATAACCCTAAAAATTAATTCTTGTTTGGTAATCTTCTTGTAGTCTACTTCGCAATCGGCAATTTTAACCTTTTCACCTGCTAGTTTTCTACGGGCATACTCTTGATCACCTAGTCGTTTGGCTTTATTTCGCTTGGCTTCTGCTATAGTTCTAATGTTTATCTTGTCCAAATTAGGCAATATGATATCATATTGATGGTAATCAGCATTGGTAAAGCTACAATACGTATTTTTGGATCTATGTATTTCTGATAGTATATCCTTGTTATTAAGATAATTTACTTTTGTTGTCATTGTGTCAATCCTATTTTGTTAAATTATAAACTACGCGGTTAATAAAGTCAAATAAATACTTGCCAAAGAGGGATAAAATATGGCTAACAGACCAACTGGGCAAGGAGTACGTTCAACAATAAATGCAACTGCAGGGGCAATTAGTTCCGCACAGAATGCTATTGGCTCTATTGGACGACTAGCTGGTGCGCTTAGTAGTGCTACTAATGCCGTTGGTGCAATTCGTTCTTTAAACTTGCCAGCGGCAGGTGAGGCGATTGGCGACTTAGAAGGCGCAATAGCCAGTTTTGGAGGCGACGGGACTAATGATAATGATTGGCGTGTAAGACTTAACATTGCAAATTGGTCAGCCTTTAAACATAGTCCAGTATTAAAACCATTAAAAGATGCAGGCGGTCTAATATTTCCCTATACTCCGTCGATATCAGTTAGTGCTAGTGCCAAGTATGAAAGCATGCCAATTACACAGACTAACTATAATTTCCCAACATTTAAAAACAGCGAGCCGGGACAAATAACAATCCAAGCGCCAATGAACGTTGAAGATCAAACACAAGCGTTGTACTGGATTGCCGCGGTTCATTATTTAAGAAGTTTAACCAAAATGTTTGCGGGATCTGATCCAAAGGCCGGCAATCCACCACCGATCGTTTTTTTAAACGGCTATGGTCAGTATGTGTTTAAAAATATTCCGGTGGTAGTAACCACATTCCAAATGAATCTACCTAAAGATTGTGATTACATCGGCGTTGATGTAGTTGGATCAGCCGCAGGGGCAATAGAAGGAATTGCTGATAGTGTTGGCGGACTGGCTGATACACTAGGAAGTGCAGTGCCTGGCCTAAGTGATGTTGCCGGATCAGTAAGTGATGTTGCCGGAGTAGTAGGAAGTGTCGCCGGTCTAGCAGGAACATTTGGTCTAGGTGGTTCAACACCGGGAGGCAGAGCATATGTTCCTCTCAAGAGTGAGTTTACTGTAACACTACAACCAATATACAGTAGAGACAGTGCTCGTAAATTTAGTCTTGATAGATTTGTCACTGGCGGATACTTAAACAATTCATTTGGATACCTATAATGATTGCTAACTACAATAACAATAGTCCTTACTACCTGACTCCAATAACAGAAAATTATCTAGACATATTGCAAATACGTCCAGTTAGCGCCGAGGCTGATGATTTTCTTTACACTATTGAAGCACAATATACCTATCGTCCAGACTTACTAGCGTTTGACCTTTATGATGATGCAGGTTTATGGTGGGTGTTTATACAAAGAAATTTAAATGTGTTGCAAGATCCTATTTTTGATTTTGTTCCAGGTAAGAGAATCTATATTCCTAAAAAGAGTAGTTTAACAACAGTGTTAGGATTATAATATGTCAATAGTAGATAGCTTAGGTAATGCAATTGGAGTTACCGGATCAGTTGCCGGTCTAACTGGTGCAGTTGGAAATCTGTTCCAAGGCAGTCCATCGATCAAATTACCACTACCTAATCCATTAGCCGCGTATGCAAGTTACACATATGTTATTACTATAAGTTGTATACCAGATGAAGCTCTAAATTTTCCAGACAAGACCTATATGAAAGGTAAAGTCTATGACATCATTGCCAAGACTGCAAACATGGATCCTAAGAATAGAGTTAAAACAGCTTATGGAAAGTTTGATTTTTTTATAGATAATTTAGAAATTACAAACACTATCGGTCAGCGCCACGGTCGTAATAATATGGTTTCTACTATTTCGTTTGACATATTAGAACCATACAGCATGGGTTTATTTTTACAAAGTGTTCAAGCCGCCGCCGACAAGTATAAGCATCCTGCTTACACAGAAGCACCTTTTCTTTTAACAATAGAATTTAAAGGTATAAAAGAAGATGGCAAGATGTCTAGTGTTCCTAACACTACTAGATATATTCCGTTTAGATTTGCAGATATTAATTTTAATGTATCATCCCAAGGAAGCACCTACAGATGCACTGCCTATAACTGGTCAGCACAAGCAGCCAAGTCTAACTATTCGCAGTTAAAGAATGATCATAGTATTAGTGGTAAGACAGTTCAGGAGATCTTACAAACTGGTCCTAACAGTTTGCAAACTGTAGTGAATAAACGATTCCAAGATCTTGTAAAGCAAAACGTGATAGCAGTAGCAGACGAAATAGTAATATTGTTTCCTAAATCTGAAAAAGTGGCCACTGGTGAAGTTCCTAAAAATTCAACTACTGAAAATAAAGCTACTGCGACAACTACACCTGCGGCAAATACGGACACGGCAATTGAAGAACTCATAGGCGCATCTAGAAGTGATGTAACAAAATTGTTAGTGCAAAAAGCGTCAGATGTAAACGAGCTTGGAGCCGCACCTTTAGCATTTAGTGAAGTGTTTAAGGGCGACTCGGCATCTAAAAACGAAGGTAAAGTTTATAATGCAGTTACTAAAACTTGGGATCAAAGCCAGGTAACCATTGATCCTAAAGAAGGCTCATTTAAATTCAAACAAGACACTGATGTATTCAACGCTATTACGCAAATTATTATTGGTAGTGGATATGTTGACAGTGCGTTTAGTGAAAAGGCATTAGACGATAAAGGACAGCGTAGATGGTTTAATATAGACATGCAGGTCTTTAATAAATCTACTACAGATAATATGACATCAACAGGACAAAAACCCAAGTTGATAGTTTATAGAGTAGTACCATATACAGTTAACGTTTCGTCTGCTCCTATGGCAACTAATACTGCTCCGCCGGACGTAAAAAATCTATCTAATGAAGTTTGTAAAGTATACAACTACATCTATACTGGAAAAAATACTGAAGTATTAAGATTTGAAATACAGTTTTCAACAGCATTTGCACAATACATGGCAGCTGACAACTCAAGACGCAGTAAGGATGTAGTAACAGCTAGTCAAACTGGCGAATCTAAACCGCCGACTAAACCATTAGATGAAAAGAACGTTGACAAGGGCAACAAGCCCGATACTAAATCAACACCGAGTTATTTAAACTGGACTAAAACATTTTTTAAAACAGACTTCCTTGGCGGCGGCCCTGAAAATGAAAGTACTAGAGCCGCTAGGTCATTCCACGAAGCTATAACACGCGGCCTTGAACAGATGGAACTAAACATGGATATTGTTGGAGATCCATACTTCCTAGTGCAAAGTGGATTAGGAAATTATACAAGTGCTCCGACTAAAAAACAAAATCTTAATAAAGATCAAACAGTAAACTGGCAAAACGGTCAAGTAGACATACTAGTTAATTTTAGAACACCTATAGACATTAATCAAACTACGGGATTGTATAATTTTGGTCCAGGGACAAAAACAGCCCCAGTTACAAAATTTAGTGGATACTATTGGGTAGTCGAAGTTAAGAATATGTTTAAGGGCGGCATGTTTACACAAACATTAATTGGTATGAGACGACCTAATCAAGAAAATACTAAAAAGGCAACTACAGCTCAAACGGCCAATACAAGTAATAAAGCAGAGCCTGAAAATTCTGGTAAGGGCGGCAAATAATGAGTGACGAATACAAAGACTATGCCCCGCCCGAGTCGGGCAAAGGCGAAGTAGGTCCGTTCCTTGCTCGAGTAGTAGGCCACTTCGAGCCTAGTTATATGGGCACACTCGAAGTAGAGATATTACGCCCAGTTGGTAACGATAGTGATGCCGGCAGAACTATCAATGCTAGAATGCTAACACCCTTTGGTGGACAAACCGGCGAAGCCTACATCGGTAAAGATCCAGACGACTATAACAATACACAAAAGAGTTATGGTATGTGGTTTGTGCCGCCCGATGTCGGCACACTAGTCATGGTTATATTTGTACAGGGTAATATTAAAGACTGTTTCTGGATAGGTTGTGTAGCAGATGATTTTATGAATTTTATGGTTCCCGGAATTGCCGCAACTGAATTCAATGTTGAAAAATCAAATCCTAAATATCCTAGAGTTCCAGTTGCTGAATATAATAAACAGGTTAACGGCAAAGTCACAGATCCTACTAAGGTGCCTAAACCGGAGCATCCTTTTATGTCAGTGCTCCAACTTCAAGGATTGCTAAAAGATGATATTAGAGGAATAACAACATCTAGTGCGAGGAGAGAACTGCCAAGCTCTGTGTTTGGTATATCTACACCTGGACCAATTGACAAAACTAGCGGCGCCAAGACTGGTGCTGTAGGTAAGAAAGGACAGCAGGCAGAAAATGTTCCAGTCAGCAGACTAGGCGGAACTACCTTTGTTATGGATGACGGTGATGACAAATATCTGAGAAAGACTCCTGCTTTCTCGGGACCTCCCGAGTACGCCGCAGTATCACAAAATGAAACAGGCGGAAATGTTACTATCCCGCACAATGAACTAGTTCGTATTCGTACACGTACTGGTCATCAAATATTATTGCATAATTCAGAAGATTTAATCTACATTGGCAATGCAGGTGGAACTACCTGGATAGAATTAACCAGCAACGGTAAGATTGATATCTATGCTAAAGATAGCATTAGTATCCATACAGAAAATGATTTGAACATTCGTGCTGACCGCGATATAAACATGGAAGCTGGCCGCAACATTAATATGAAAGCAGTTGCTGGTCGTGTGCAAGTTGAAACAAAAACTAATTTTAATTTGATAGTTGGTGCAAGCGGAGTTATTACTACTGCCGGTAGTCTGCAAATCAATACTACCGGTTCAAACAATTTTACATCAACCGGTGCTACTAATATAAAAAGTTCAGCTAACATTAATCAAACAGCTGGTGCAGATCTTAATTTAAAAGCTGGAGCAAAACTTACACAAAACGCTTCAGGGTATTATTCTTTACCCGGTACAGGCGGAACTGCCGCTGTATCAGCAGTAGCCGCTACTGCTACAAAAGCAACAGCGTTGTCTATGTTTGCTAATCCTACAAATGCATTAGATCAAAATTCAAGCATCATGTCCATAATGAAGCGTGTACCCACATTTGAACCATATCCGCATCATGAAAACTTAGACCCTGCAAGTTTTGTTGCAAGCAAAACTGACAGAGAAGTTAGTGCGTCGATCGCTACACCTAGCAAATGGTTTACATACACAACCGCAACAGATCCGTTTAGAAAAGAACGAGGAGCAGAATAATGTCGTCACCCGCAAGCCTTTATGATAAAATTACCTTAAGAACAGCAAAAAATACAGATCAAGATGTGACAAGAATGTACAAGGGGTTTAGTACCCTAAGCCCAGATTCTGAAAATTTTGCTCTTTATGACTTTCAGCTAATCAAACAAGATATTTTAAATCATTTCTACACCAGACAGGGCGAACGCTTAATGCAACCTTTGTTTGGTACTATTATATGGGATTTGCTGTTTGAACCATTAACAGATCAACTTAAAAATTTAATGTTACAAAACGTACAAGAAATTTTAAATTATGATCCTCGAGTTAGAGCAGAACAGGTTATCATAACGCCCTATGAGTCAGGAATCCAACTGGAATGTAAGCTAACGTATGTGCCTTATAACCTAAGTCAGACCCTGCAACTGCGATTTGATCAGGCAAACGGACTGCTAGCGAAATAAAAGTATCATATAATTGTTTCAAATAAATATTGATATAGGGATAATTCATGAGTGTAACAACAAGACAAAATAGGCTATTATTAGCCCAGGACTGGAAGAAAATTTACCAGTCTTTCCGCAATGCAGATTTTACAAGTTACGACTTTGAAAATCTACGCCGCACTATGATTGATTATCTTCGCACAAATTATCCCGAAGATTTCAACGATTATGTAGAAAGTTCAGAATATCTTGCTCTTATTGACCTAATTGCGTATCTAGGGCAGGGTATTGCATTCCGTATTGATCTAAATGCTAGAGATAACTTCCTTGAACTAAGCGAGCGTCGTGAAGCTATTCTGCGCCTTGCACGTATGATCAGCTATAACGCTAAACGTAATATCCCAGCTAGCGGTCTACTGAAATTTAACAGCGTTACTACAGACGAAAATGTAATAGATGCAAACGGTCGTAATTTATCTGGCCAAACAATCAGCTGGAATGATGCAAGTAATGCCAACTGGTATGACCAATTTGTTAAGGTGCTAAATGCGGCCTTCCCTACATCACAAAAATTTGGTAGTCCAGCGGCCAGCAATACAATTTACGGTATCCCTACCCAACAATATAGATTTAATAGCAACATAGCTGGTATTCCAGTTTTTGGTTTTAATAAAGTAGTTGCTGGTAAAAACATGGATTTTGAAATTACTAGCACTACCTTTAATCAAGAAAATTTTATCTACGAAGAACCGCCTAAGCTAGGTAATACAGTTGCTTGTGTCTACAGAGATGATGGCCGTGGCCCAGGTAGTAGCGGTAACGGATTCTTCATGAATTTTACTCAAGGTACTTTAAATCAAGGTACTTTTAGTATTAGCCAGCCAACAAGTAATCAAAGCATCGATGTTGACTCAACAAACATTAATGACAACGATGTATGGCTATACAGACTTGACAACAACGGCGTAGAGTCAGAATACTGGACACAAATTCCATCACTGTCTGGTAACAATGTTATCTATAACAGCTTGTCTAAGAATGTAAAAAATATCTATGCAGTAATAACTAGAGCAAGCGATGCCATTAGTGTTCAATTTAGCGATGGTACATTTGGTAATTTACCATTAGGCTCATTTAGACTGTACTATAGAGTTAGTAATGGTCTAAGCTATACTATCAATACTCAAGATATTAGAAATGTCAGCATTACGATTCCCTATACTAGTGCAACTGGTCAATCACAAAATTTAACTGTGACTTTAAATCTTGCTTCTAATGTAAGCAATGCCGCAACGTCTGAAACTGATGCAAGCATTAAGACCAATGCTCCGCAAACATACTATACACAAAACAGAATGATCACAGCAGAGGATTATAATATTAGTCCGTTATCTGCTAGTACACAAATAGCCAAAGTTAAATCTATCAATAGAACAACAAGTGGTATATCAAGATATTTTGATCTTATCGATCCAACAGGCAAATACGGATCAACTACGTTGTTTGGTGACGATGGTGTTCTATATAAAGAAGAATACGAAGATAAATTTTTGTTTACCTATCTAACTCAAACAGATATCCAACATACAATTTATAATGACATTTACGAAATATTAAACGATCATAACATAAAGAATTTTTATTATAGTAAATTTATTAATAGTATTAATACTGGATTAAATTTAGTTTGGAATCAAATAACTAAGGACAATATTAGTAGTAGCGGTTACATTGCAGATAAAACATTAGGCATTCCACTAGCCACTGGATCTTTTACAGCGACAGATTTAAAATACTTACAAGTTGGTAGTCTAGTAAAATTTACTGCTCCAACAGGCTACTATTTTGATACTACAAATTATAACGCCTTAACACAAGGAACCGGATATCTTGTCGACGGCGCCGTAAAATATCTATGGGCAGAAGCCACAGTAATTTCTGGAAACGGAACAGCTAATGGTACTGGCACACTGACATCGGGTTTAGGACCAATTACTTTAAATGTAGAAATACCAACAGGCTCTGTGCTAAGTCAAATCATACCACCGTGGGTTACTACAGTAACTTCATCTGTAGTAAACACTATGATAGAGTTAATATTTGCTAATAAACCATTTGGCTTGCGTTATGATTCATTAACACAGACCTGGCAAATTATTTTTGAAAATAATCTTAATACTACGTCAGTTTTTAACCTAGCAAAACAAGGCGATACAACTAACCAGAATCAAGACTCTAGCTGGATTTTATGGTTTAGTACAGACAATATTACATATACCGTAGTAAGTAGACAACTACGATACATTTTTGAAAGTGCAGGACAAATTAGTTTTTACTTTGATTCAAGTAAGAAGATATATGATACTGTAAATCATAGAATTGTAAAAGATAAAATTAATCTTTTATCTGTGAATAAAAAACCTAACGACATTACACCGTTTTCAACTGATTACGGTTGGGATATTGTTAAAGAATGGACAGGATTAGACGGCTACGTTGACAGCAGTAAACTTATTGTAGCATTTACTGAAGACGAAGATAACGGAATGCTAGTAAATCCTCAACAGTTTTTAGATCTAGTAACACCATACTTAACTACGACCGGCACTGGCATTATTTTTACTAACACAATTACAGTTGCCAGTGCAGATGGAATAGTTCAAGGTATGCAAATTGTTGGACAAGGTATTGCTACCGGTGCTGTTGTTGTACAAATTAATGGAAATACTCTAACTTTAAATTTAAACAATACTGCTAATATAACTAACCAACTATTAACATTTAATCTTGTAACATATATTCTACAACAAAAATATCAAATAACTCAGGGCCAAGAGGATTACAAGTATGTAAAAAATATTGGACAAGTTATAGCACTATCTTCAGAGACATTTGTTGGCCAATTGACCAATTATAATGACGGGCAATATTTTTATTTTGCAGATACTGATGTTGTAAAAAAACTTAACCTAGCATCATCGGCTCTAGTTCCAACATTAGATTACAAAGTATATGTAGGCAGATCAGATTTTAAGTTCCAGTATGTCCACAATGCAGACTACGAATCACGAATTGATCCAGGTGCTAGTAACATCATTGACATTTATGTATTAACAAAGAACTACGATACTCAGTTTAGACAATATGTCGCCGGAGCACTAACGACTATTCCATTACCTCCTGGTAGCGATGAGATATTTGATTCACTAAGTCCAACTTTAAATCAAATAAAGAGTCTTAGCGATGAAATAATATATCATCCTGTGCAATATAAAACATTATTTGGACAATCCGCTGCCGCTGAATTACAAGCAAGTTTTAAAGTGATTAAAAATGCTTATCAAGTGTTAAGCGATAACGATATTAAATCTAGAATAATTTCTGCAATAAATCAATACTTTGTATTGGATAATTGGGACTTTGGTGATACTTTCTATTTTTCGGAACTATCAACTTATGTAATGACACAACTAGCTCCGGACATTGCTAGTTTTGTGATTGTCCCAAGACAAGGCGGATTAGGCTTTGGTAGTTTATTTGAAATTACCAGTGCTACTAATGAGCTGTTCATTAGTACAGCAACCGTTAACGACATTGAAATTATCACAGATATTACAACTTCAAATATTAAGAGTGTAGCCGGTACTACTACAAGTACTGCATCATTAGCTGACCAAAACATAACAAGCTCAACATACGGATCTACAAATGGCTGATAATATTATACCTGGTTCTACAAACAGTCCTGGGTCAGAACTGTTACCTAGAATTTTTAGAACAGATTCTAATAAAAAATTCATTCAGGCAACAATTGACCAACTAATACAGCCTGGTACTGTTAAAAAAGTAAACGGGTTTATAGGAAGACAGAATTCTAAATCTAGCACAGGTTCAGATGTGTTTGTTACTGCGGCTGATAAATCAAGACAGGATTATCAGCTTGAACCTAGTCTAACAGTTAAAGACGCATTAGGCAACACAACTTATTTTAAAGACTATATTGATTATATCAATCAACTATCTGTATTTGGCGCCAATACTGTTAATCATTCTAGAATTAATAAACAAGAATTTTACAGCTGGAATCCTCATATTGATTGGGATAAATTTGCAAACTTTAATCAGTATTACTGGTTACCGTACGGACCTGATGTAATAAAAGTATACGGACAAACAACACAAATTGTTAGTACTTACACAGTTTCTCTCCAAAACGAACTAGGCAATTATCAATATGTGCTTACTCCTGACGGACTAACACCTAACCCTACTATTACATTATATAGAGGCCAAACATATAAGTTTGATATTAATAGTCCCGGTAACCCGTTTACTATTAAAACACGAGTAAGTATTGATACCGGTGATATCTATAGTCCAGCATCGGGGCTAACAAATAATCAAATAGAATCGGGTATACTAACATTTACAGTTCCTGTTAATTCTCCCGACATCTTATATTATGTTAGCGAAGCTAATCCTGACGTAAATGGTACAATTAATATTGTTGATATTCAAGATAATTCATATCTAGATGTTAGCACAGAGATATTAGGAAAGAAGTCATACACAATGACTAATGGCGTTACTTTAAGTAACGGTATGAAATTAGAATTTGGCGGAACAGTTGCACCGGCAAAGTACGCAACTGGCAAGTGGTACGTAGAGGGTGTCGGAACAGCTATTCAGTTAGTCGCAGAAACAGACCTTGAAATAATAACAAGTTATACAGTAACCGAAGATCTACCGTTCGACGAAGAACCATTTGACACAAAACCTTTTGCCGAAGCATCTGGGTTTGCCGCAGTTCGAGATTACATTGTTATTAATCGTGCAAGCCAAGATCGTAATCCTTGGAGTAGATTCAACCGCTGGTTCCACAAGGATGTTATTATTCAAAGTGCAACGCTGAATAACACAGTCCCAGAATTAAATCAAGATGCTCGTGCGATTCGACCAATTATTGAATTTGAAGCTGATTTAAAATTATTTAATTTTGGTAATATCTCTATAGCCGACGTTGATCTAGTTGACACGTATACTGCTGACGTAATGAGTACCATTGAAGGATCAACAGGATATATTGTTGACGGCGTATCTCTTGTACAGGGCCATCGAGTACTATTTTTAGCAGACAACGACATCTATGTAAAAAGTCAAATTTTTACAGTTGACTTTGTAACAATTGCCGGTAATAGACAAATACATTTAATCCCAACTATTACTCCAGTAGAAGGCAATACTGTTTTAGTCAAGAGCGGAAAATCACATCAAAGTTCAATGTACTGGTACAATGGTACGGTTTGGAAATTAGGACAGCAAAAAAATAAAAATAATCAACCACCTGCGTTTGATCTTGTTGACATTGACAAAGTTTCGTTCGCCGACCTTACAAAATATCCAGGCTCTACATTCTTTGGAACAGAAATATTTTCCTATAAAGTAGGTTCCGGAGCAGTTGATTCTAATCTAGGATTTGCAATATCACATAAGAATATTGATAATATTGGCGACATAGTTTTTAGATTTGGTCTAGCAAATGATACATTCACCTATTTGAACGGCGAAGTAATTTCTACTTTACAAACAAATATTGGATTTTTAATCAAGACAACGTTTGCCGGCAATAGACAATATGTTAATGGTTGGAAGACTAGCGAGATTTCTAATGTCCAACCAGCATTGCGAATCTATAAAAATTCGCAATTAACTAATAATTTTAATATAGATATCTTTGATGACATTAATAATTTGTCAGATCTAACAGTTAAAGTTTACTTAAACGGAGTCCGTGTTGATCCTAAGAATTATACTGTTGTCAATGGTACAATTTATAAGATAGTTAAATTTAAAACAGCAGTTTCACTGACTGATGTTGTAACAATAAAAGCCTATGCTAATCAGCCGATCAATGCTAACGGCCATTACGAAATACCTGTCAACCTTCAAAACAATCCTGTTAATAATGAAATTTTAGAATTTACATTGGGCGAAGTTATTGACCATGTAAGTTCGATAGTTGAAAACCTAAATGAGTTTTCCGGAATGTATCCAGGAGATGGCAACCTAAGAGACTTGCCTAACAGCACTGCTTATGGAACTAAATTCGTTCAACATAGTGGCCCGCTCGGTCTTGGATTATATCATATTACAATTGAAGCAAATAATGTTATCCGTGCGCTAGAAAAAGCTAGAGAAGACTACGTTACCTTTAAAAGAAACTTTATAATTGCGGCAACAAAACTTGGCATCGATGATACACCTGCTGTACAAGTAGATCTTATCTTACAAAAACTAGTACAAGATAAAGTACCGACCGGTCCATACTATTCTAGCGACATGGTAGCATTTGGTGCTAATATCACTAGAAATGTTAAGGTAGTTGACAGCCGTATTACATCATACCCGTTGTCTGCAACATTTTCTCTTACATCGTTATCTACTAAAGCAGTTCTAGTTTACCTAAATGGCACTCAATTAATATACGGTAAAGATTATACATTTGATCCGTTGGGATTTGTCATCGTTACTGCTACCAAGGCAGTGGGTGATACTCTTACCATAAAAGAATATGAAAATACTAGCGGAAGTTATATCCCGCAAACTCCGTCAAAGCTAGGCATTTATCCTAAGTACGAACCTAAGATTTATACAGATACTGCACTAGTTACTCCGCGATTAATGATACAAGGACACGACGGCAGTCAGATATTAGCCTATGGCGATTATCGAGACAATATCATTCTTGAATTAGAAAAACGAATCTATAACAATATTAAAGTTGTATATGATGCATCAGTATTTGATTTATACGACTTAATTCCTAGCTACAACAGATCTAATGATTATAGTCTATCAGAATTTAATCAAGTGTTGGCTCCTAATTTTTATAAATGGTCTAGCCTAATTGATAGAGATTTTACTAAACCTCTTAGCTATGATAGAAATAATCCTTTAACCTATAATTATAAAGGGCATTCAGCACCAGACGGACGTCCAGTTCCTGGATACTGGAGAGGTATCTATCGATGGTTATACGATACAGATAAGCCAAATCTAGCACCGTGGGAGATGTTAGGATTCACTAGTCAGCCTACTTGGTGGGAGGGACTATACGGTCCTGCACCTTACACTAAAGATAACTTAATAATGTGGCAAGATATTGCTGCCGGTCTAGTAAAAGATCCAGCGGTAGCTCCTTATGTGATTACAAAGTTTAAAAGACCATACTTGCTTGCTCATATTCCGGTAGACGATCAAGGAAATATTTTAGATCCTTATTCAATTGGCGTAGCACAAGGATTAATTACACAAGCAACTGACGCAGATTTTGTATTTGGTGATATTAGTCCTGTTGAAGCCGCATGGCGTCGAAGCAGTCATTATTCTTTTAGTTTAATAATTACTGCCTTACTATTAAGACCTGCTCAAACGTTTGGCGTGTTTCTTGATAAATCAAGAATATCGAGAAACCTAGCTGGACAAATTGTTTATACCGATACTAATCTTAGAATTCGTCCATACGATGTAGTCTTACCAAGTTTATATTCTAGCAAATCATCTACACTAACATCCGGTCTTATTAACTATATTGTAGACTATATCTTAAGCGATACGCTAAAGTCTTATAATTCTTATCAGTACGATCTTAATAATATCAATGCTCAACTAAGCTATCGACTTGGAGCATTTACCAGCAAAGAAAAATTTAACTTTTTACTTGATAGCAGAACTCCTGTTAGCAAGGGAAGTGTGTTTGTACCTCCTGAAAATTATTCAGTAGTTCTAAACAGTTCTAGTGCCATTAAGAAATTAACCTATAGCGGTATTATTATTACAAAGCTAACTGATGGTTTTGAAGTCAAAGGTTATAGTAAAACACAACCGTATTTTAAATCTTACGGCTATGTTGGATCAGGTATAACTGTAAATGTAGGTGGTATTAGTGAAAGCTTTCAGTTATGGGAAGGCCAGCAAACCTATGCAGCCGGAAAGATAATTCAGTATAACGGAAAATATTATCGTTCGTTAGCTAGACACACAACTACTACAGTTTTCCAAGCACAATTTTATGTTCTATTAGGATCACTTCCTATTGTAGGTGGAACTAGTGCTATACTTAGAACCAGCTGGGATAAAAATAATCTAGTAACAGTTCCATATGGCACTAAATTTTATAACATACAATCAGTTGTAGATTTTATTCTTGGCTACGGTGAATGGTTAAAAGATGAAGGATTTATCTTTGACAGTTTTAATTCTACATTACAGGCAGTAACTAACTGGGAAACTAGCGCAAAAGAGTTTTTGTTCTGGACTACACAGAATTGGTCAGTAGGGCAAAATAAATGGAAAGATTGGTTACCAAATCAAGATATTCCTTACAACACAATCGTTCGATATAACGGTGACTACTATCAAGCAATACAAACCGTATCGGCTAGTACTATCTTTGACGATGCAAAGTATACAAAATTAGATGGGTTAAGCACAGTTGGAAGCGCGGTCCTAAGTTTAAGTCCTGCCGCTGACACTATAACGTTTAATACTACACTAGCAGTTGTTGAAGACATTACTAGTAATTTTAATCCTTACGAGATTTTTAAAGTAGATGGCACCCCGTTAGAGCCTAGATTCATTAATCTATATAGAAAAGATAATGCAGTTAGTTACACAACAAAAACTAATGACGGAATTTTTGGTGCTAGTTTTTACCTAGTACAAAAAGAACAAGTAGTATTGCTTGACAATTCTACGCTGTTCAACGATACAATCTATAATCCAGAAACTGGATATAGACAAGAACGAATCAAAGTATCAGGATATACTAGCATAAACTGGTATGGTGGATTTGATGTTCCTGGTTTTATTTTTGATGAAGCACATATAACAGAATGGGAACCTTGGAAAGATTATAATATTGGTGAACTTGTAAAATATGGACAATTCTATTTACAAGCAGATCCTACAGGAAATATTGTCCCAGGTGCAGAAACACTAGATACTACCCAATGGTTGAAGCTATCAAGTAAACCGTCTCCAAAATTAATTCCTAACTGGACTTATAAGGTTGCACAGTTCCAAGATTTTTATAGTCTTGATAGCGACAATTTTGATAGCGATCAACAAAAAGTAGCACAGCATCTAATAGGTTATCAACAGAGGGATTACTTGAATAATATTATTCAAGATCCAGTTAGCGAATTTAAATTCTATCAAGGAATGATTCGCGAGAAAGGTACAAAGAGTGTCCTAAGCAAACTGTTCGATGTATTAAGTAGCGAAAATAAAGAAAGTATTACATTCTACGAAGAATGGGCATTGCGTGTTGGCGAGTACGGTGCTAGTAAAGCCTATGAAAATATTGAATTTGTTCTTGACGAATCTAAATTTAAAAGCAATCCTCAAGGGATTGAACTATTAGATTCGTTAGATCCACCATACTACGATCTAACAATCCGTCAACTGCCAACCGACATATATTTAAAACCTATTGGTTACAACAGTAGTCCATGGCCGCTGGTTAAAAACTATAGACCATATTTAAGATCTGCAGGTTATGTTAGACCAGATGAAGTTAAACTTACACTATATTCTTTAGACAGTATTTTGACACAGGATATTACTGGAATTAACGAAGGCGATTACATCTGGGTTGGTTTTGAAGGTGTATCATGGAATGTCTATAGATTTACAGATGCTAACTATGTGGTTAAAGATGTAACATACTCGGGTACAACATTAACTATTACATTTGATATCGATCATGTATTAACTGCTGGTTCTTATATTGGTATTAAAGAAGTTACTGGATTCGCTGGATTTTATAAAATTAATTCAGTTAGTCTGAACACTATTACAATTACAACTACATTAACTAACCCTCCAGCTAGTCCGTTTACTGAGCAAAGTAGAATTTTAATATTCTTGTTACAAACACAACGTGCTCGAAATACCTATGACGCTCAGGGAAATGTTAAAGATTATTCAATCGATATTGCTGACTCGGTATTTCCAAGAATATTAAAACCACGTGAATTATTATGGACTGATGATAACGGAAATGGTAAATGGACTGTCTGGGAAAACAATCCGGTATACAATTCTGTAGAAATCAAATATGCTTACCCAGCATCTCAATTAGATTTAGGTAGAACTGTTGCGTTATCAGAAGATGGTTTCTTGTTACTTGCAGGAACAAGCAACGGTGAATTATTAGTATACGATAAGGCTAGTAATACTTCTAATTGGATACAGAGAGAAACTGTAACAGCTCCTACGGTTTCTAAAAATGATTCGTTTGGTGGAAATTTAAACACTCTAGATAAGTTGGCTGAAGTTATTGCATTAAGCCCAGATAAAACCTGGCTAGCAGTTGGGCATCCAAGAGCCGGATATGCTTCTACTCATCTAGTATCTAATTCTGGTTCTTACTCTTGGAACATTGTAAACACTTATAGCACCAATGATATTGTCGCTTTGGAAAATAATTTCTATCAGGCAATATCTAGTGTACCTGCTAATAATCCGCCGCAAATTAGCGCAACAGCAAAAAGTCAAGTAGTATATTCAACAGTGACTGATGCATCTGTGGCCGCAATTACTAGCTACTATGTTTTCAAAACAACACTAGCAACTTCAGTTAGCGCCGGAGCCCAGTCATTAACAGTCACTAGTGTGTCTGGAATTTATGTTGGTATTAATATTACTGGAACAAACATTCCAGCTAACACAATAGTTACAAATGTTAATTCTCTTACAAATGTCATTACATTAAACAATACAGTTGGAGTTATTTTACAATCAACTATACTAACTTTTGGTGATCTAGTTAATACTCGAGCAATTACAGTATCTTCAACAACTGGCATTGTTGTAGGCATGAGTGTTGTTGGAACTGGAATTGCATCTAACACGACAGTATCTCTAGTTGATAGTATAAACAATATTGTTATACTTACTTTAACCTCTACAGGTACTCCTAGCGGGCGAATGATATTTGGTGCTAATTCTGCTAAGTTTATTTCAACAGCAGAATACCAATCAGCTAGTGCAGTAGTCGCAGGATGGAAGATAATAGCGGGCAATAATCTAGTCAACGGGACTGTAATAACAGGTCGTAACGATGCTAATCGTTTAGTATTTTTCAATAATTTAACTACTGGATCAATAGCTGGATCAATAGCGTTTGCAAATGCCGCAAGTCGAGTAACAGCATTGGCCGGCTCTAATACATTAACTGTAACAACTCCAGCAAATATCTATGCCGGACAAACATTATCAACAACTGCAGGAATACCAGAAGGCACTACAGTTCTAAGTGTTGTAGGAAATACTGTAGTTATTAGTGCAAATACTACTGCGGCATTAACTTCGGTATTTGTTATATTTGGACAAAATCATTTAGTTATAAGTTCGTTAACTGGTCAACTGTCTGTTAATCAACTTACAACAGGTTCTGGCCTTGCATCATTGACCGCGGTAGCTGCCTACGTTGGATCAAATGTATTTTTATCTAAGAACACGTTATCAACAGTAAATGGCCCAGTAATATTCAGCGGCGGATCGACATACTGGAAAGCTATAAATTATGTACCAATCGATGCTACTGGTACTAATAGTACCCTAGCGGCACAAGGTGCAGTTAGCATTTACAAAAAAGATTTAAACAATATTTTCCAATTAGTTGATACTATTGTTAGCCCATCGCCTAGTGCTAATGAAAAGTTTGGAACTAGTTTAATTTTTGGAACTCAGATTTTAGATGACGGCACTACATCATATAATTTGTTTGTAGGAGCAGAGGGATATTCAAACAATACTGGTAAAGTCTATGTGCTTACCTATGAAAATTTTGTACAAGCGTCTGCAAGCTATAACCCATCTGCAAGTAGTAATACCGCAGTTAAACAAATTGTCGTTGACAAACCTGGTTCAGGCTATTCTACTGCTCCAACAGTTAACATCGGCACTCCAAATACATCAGGAAGTGTTCCTGCTAAAGCAACCTCGACTATAGGTGTAGTAGCTGTGACTACGCCAATTGTTTATTCTGGTGCCGGATATATTCTCGGCGATATATTAACTATTAGTGGCGGAACATATACGGCACCTGCAAAACTACGTGTAACACAAATATCCGGTACAGGTGCAATTCAATCAGTGTTGATATATGACACAGGTATATATTCTACCGCGGCCTTAACATCAAATAACGTTGTAACAGGCGGTACAGGAAGCGGTGCAAGATTCACAGTGACATTTGGTGTTACTGCGGTGACTGTAACAGTTCCTGGCTCAGGATACGATCTATTAACATCACCGTTTGTTTCTTTTACTAGTACTTCGGGTACAGGCGCAGAAGCATATGCACTAATAGGTAGCGTAATTGGTCTTTCAGACACTACCGGAATAGTTAACGGTATGGTTCTTAAAGGAACTGGATTTTACAGTAATCAATATGTTACTCAAGTAGTAAGCGCAACATCGGTGACTACCGGTGTGAATAATGCAACCGCGGTTACCGGCATAGTGGGCGGCCTTGGAAACAACTATATCACAGTTGGTAGTGTTACCGGACTAGTAGTAGGAATGCTAGCCGAAGGTACAGGAATAGCTTCTGGTGCAACAATTTCTAGTTTCTTAAGCGGAACAACCATTGTATATCTAACTAAACCTAATACAGGATCAGTATCAGGTTACGGTACGTTTGGTAGAAATGCCATCCGTGTTGATTCATTAACAGGTATTGCACCTGGCATGACGGTAACTGCCAACGGAGTGGCCGATGGTAGCCAAGTTATATCAGCTAACCTAATACAAGTTCCAGCAACATTATCATTCTTAAACATTGTTGTTATAAATCAGTTAACTACTGGTACTGTATATGGGCTTGGTACATTTAACTATCCAAATATTAAATCTGGATTCGTTGTTATCAATGCGGCACCGGACAGTACTCCTAACGGACTAGTATTCTTTACAATACCGTCTTGGGCTTACACATCATCGTTAACTGCACCAGCTAGCCAGGCGCAGTTTGGACATAGCCTAGGCGTAGATCGTTCAAGTGTACAAGCGTCTAACGGACAGTTTTTAGTAATTGGTGCACCGGGAATTCAAACAGCATCTACAACTGTTGCCGGCGCATTTAACTATTATCAGTATGTAAGTAATGCATGGATCTTGTTGTCTACAACTAATGGAGTTTATGGATTTGGTACATCGGTGGATATGACAACCAGCGGATCATATATTGCTGTTGGTAGCCCACTTGTTGGATCTGGGGAAGTTAGTGTTTATGAATATAATCCTACATCTCAACTTTATGATTTCTTACAAAATTTAACAAACATAAGCCCTGAGCCAGTTGAAAAATTTGGAACTAGTGTTAAGTTTGTTAACAATTCTACAACACTAGTAGTTTATAGTGCCAATGCCGACAGCTTCACTACTACAACATGGAGTGATGATACTGTTTTTGACAGCGGTGCAACTAATTTTAGGCACTATGAGTATGATAGTGGTCGAATTGATATTTACGACAACTATAATACTAAATTTATTTTCAGCGAACGATTATCAAACTTAGTAGGCGCAAATGCTAGCTACGGTAAAGGATTCTCAGTAGGCACAGACAATATTTTAGTCGGTGCTCCTCGAGCAATTACTAGTAGTCTAGTATCAGGAAGAATTTTTGAATATCTAAAAACTCCAAATGTCTACAGTTGGAAATCAGTACATACTGAATTAGATAAAGTTGATATTAGTAAAATCAAGCGAGCATTTATCTATGATCGTAAAACTAGTCAAGTGTTATCTTACTTAGATGTTATTGATCCATTACAGGGAAAAATCCCCGGCCCAGCAGACCAAGAAATTTCCTACAAGTCGTTCTATGACCCTGCCGTATATAATGTAGGAGATTCTACAGTTAATGTTAGAGCAGGCATGACATGGGGTGATGATCAAGTTGGACAACTATGGTGGGATCTACAAACTGCTAAATTTATTGACGGCCACGATGACAACATAATTTATAGAACTAGCCTATGGGCTACTATATTCCCAGGTGCTAGTATCGATATTTACGAATGGGTAAAATCAAAATATTCTCCAGTACAATGGAATAACCTAGCAGATACTGAAGCCGGTCTTGCACAAGGAATCAGCGGAACATCATTATACACTACGACTGAAACATATTCGTTAGTGACCAAGTATGATAATGTTAGTAACACTAGCAAGAATACCTATTATTTCTGGGTTAAGAATAAAACAATCGCCCCTACTACTGGAAAAAGAACCCTGAGTGCAAGCTCTGTTGCTAGCCTAATTTCAAATCCAAGAGGTGAAGGATACAAATATCTAGCACTCACAGGTCCAAACAGTTTTAGTCTAGCTAATATTAAACCTTTATTAAAACACACTGATGCAGTTCTAAGTGTAGAGTATTGGACTGTCGATAATGCAGATACTAAAAATATACATAGACAGTATGCATTAATAAGCAACGACATCAACAGCTATATTCCAGCTAGAATTGAAGAAAAATGGTTTGATAGTTTATGTGGAAAAGATTTGACTGGTAAAGATGTTCCAGACTTATCATTGCCACCTAAACTAAGATACGGTATAGAATTTAGACCGCGTCAATCAATGTTTATTAATCGTTATGAAGCATTGAAACAGGTAATAGAACAGGTTAACAGAACCCTGTTGACTAATCAAATAGTTGAAAACAGAAATTTAAGTGCGTTAGATTCATACGAAGCTGAACCAAGTGTTCAACTAGGATTGTATGATGGTGTAAAAGATTACGATACTGAATTAACTTATATTAATATTACTTCGTTTGTAGTTCCAGAACTAATACCGGTACTGACTGATGGAAGAATAACCAGCGTTATCATCCTTAACAGTGGCAGCGGATATGCCCATGCTCCATATATTTCAGTAGCGGGTACAGGACAAGGCGCAGTTCTTAAATCTAATATCAATGCCAAGGGAAGTATCACGTCTGTAACAGTAGTATCGCCGGGCGAAGGCTATGCGTCTGTAGCTAGTACTATTCTAAGTGTAAGAAGTTATTCTGTACTAGTGCATTCTGATACTCAAGCAGGTAATGCATGGAGCATTTATTCGTTTGATATTGCTTCTCAAGTTTGGTCTAGAACACAAACACAAAATTACGATGTTAGAAAATACTGGACTAAAGTAGATTGGTATGCAACTGGATACGGCCAGAATACTAGTCCAACTCACGTTGTTAATACATTTACAGATCTAGCAACCATTTCAGTTAACATCGGCGAAGTTGTAAAAGTTAAGACTAACAACAAGGGCGAGTGGACTTTACTTAAGAAGTTTGCCAATAGTTCTAGCGTTGACTATACACAAAGTTACCAGGTAGTTGGTATTCAAAATGGTACTATACAATTTAATAGTTCATTGTATAAATTTACTAATACAATTTATGGCTATGACGGCGGGTTGTACGACGGCACAAACTTTGACCTAGTTGCATCTAAAGAACTAAGAATTATTCTTAATACTATTAAAAATAATTTACTAGTAGAAGAATTAAAAACTGTATACCTTGATTTGTTCTTCTACAGCATCCGTTATGCATATTCAGAACAAGCTGAATTAGATTGGGTCTTTAAAACTGGTTTTGTCAAAGCCATGCACAATATTGGTAGTTTAGATCAACCAGTTACCTATCAACCTAATAATCTAGCTGACTTTGAAAGTTACATTGACGAAGTCAAGCCATACAGAACTAAAATTAGAGAATACATTAGTAATTTTAACAAGATAGAATCTAATGAGATAATGGCTACTGACTTTGATTTGCCTAGCACATACACAAACAATCTATTCCAGACTATTAATACAAGTATTGCCAATGGTGTTATCAGCGTTGATAATCCTATTGTAAACACATATCCATGGAAGAATTGGTTAGATAATGTAGGCTATAGTGTTATTGATTTAAAAATTGTCAATGGCGGATCTGGATATATTAACGAGCCACAAATTACAATTTCTGGAACTAGCGGAAGCGGAGCAACTGCTAGAGCATTTATTGCTAATGGTCAGATTAATCGAATTGTATTACTGACAAATGGTAAGGGTTATATTAGCGCACCAACAGTTACCATTAACGGCGGAGTTTCATCAACAGGAACTCCAGCACGGATAATAGCTATCATTGGTGATAGTAAGATTCGTACTACTAAAATAAATGTTAAGTTTGATCGCACTACACAAAATTATTTTATTACTAATTTAGAGCAGACTGAAACATTTACAGGAACCGGTTCAAGAGTGCAGTATCCGCTTACATGGGCACCAAATGTACGTCTTGGCACTAGCTCAGTCACAGTTGACGGGGTTCCGGTGTTACGTGACAATTATAAATTATCTACAGTAACATCTACTGCTAAGGGATATCATTCTTACAGCGGAAGCATAACATTAGATGTTGCTCCAGCTAAGAATAGTATTATCTTAGTAACCTATCTAAAAGATTCGTCAATTTTAAATGCCACTGACAGAATACAACATTTTTATAATCCAGAAAATGGACAGCCCGGAAAAGATTTGAGTCAGTTAATGACAGGCATCGACTACGGCGGAGTAATTGTCAGCGGTATTGGTTTTGATGTTAACACTGGTTGGGGAAGTACACCTTACTGGTCTGACAAGTGGGATAGCCAAGATTCAACATTTAATGATTTCATTACACAAGTTTCAGCTAATACACATTCATTTACGTTACCTTACACTCCTGCATCAGGAACACAACTAAACGTTTACTATAGTCAGTTGTTTAGTGAAAGCTATACTAGTGACGGTGTTCGATTAGTCTATACATTTGATCCTAGAGATATTGTTCCAACAGTTACTTCGGCAGTTTCTATACTATTAGGAAACAGCCATGCAGTAACTGGCAGTTCTTATGCATCTAACAAGAAAGGTAGTAATGTAATTACACTAGTGAATGTTGTTGGAATTTCAGTAGGCGATACAATAACAATTAGTCCGTTTGTGTCAGGTACACTCGGTTTAAGTGTTAAGGTACAACAGATCATTGGTGCTAACGATGTACAAATTGATCAAATCTTGTACAAAGATATCGGCAATGGCAGTACTATTACATTTACTAGAACACTATCAGTGATTACGACAACTGATCCATTTGGTAAAGGTGTTATTACATTGAACACACCGTTGATTTTTGGAACTGTTCTTACCATTAGTAGCTATCTAAAACCAGTAAGAATCGATGATTCGATATACGGCTCTTTACAGGTTACTAATACAAATGCAGTTATGAGAACTATCACTGCTGATGGAACGACTAGTACGTTTACTATTCCTAATACCTTCACAGTTGGTAACGGTGATCAATTCATATTTAGACAAACAACTAGTGACGGTTCAATTGCTCCAAATGAAGCCGACTATGATACTGCACTAACCGGAGGAGATCTAGTATACAGCACTGCTACTGGATTATCTGCAGATGATATTCTAGTAGATGGCGATGGATTTGTAACCCCGTCGACTAGTCCGGCTCCCGAAGAAGTAGTCCCAGGACAAGTGGTTGATGCTGTAGCTATTAAGATATACGACAAGCCAACTTCTGGTTCGGCTAACATCCATGTTGATCCATATATCGGTGACGGTGTTACTAGAAATTATGCTATTAGCCAAACACCAAATAGTGCAGGTGCAGTAATTGTAAGAACAGCAGTTGGTACAAGTTCGACTGTACTAACAGCACCGGATGATTATGTTGTTGACTATCAAAATCAACAGGTAGTATTCACTTATCCTCCTGCATTGGGAACCTATGTATCTATTACATCTATTGGCTTTAACGGCAGTAATATTTTAGAAATAGATCATTTCACCGGTGACGGCAACACATTAGAATTTATAACTAATGCCAAGTACATTACTCCTACTACACAAGCAGTTTATGTTAATGGTGTAGCGCAGACTGTAACTATTTTTGAAACAGACGACACTTATGCTAATCCAAATAGAATAGGTATTAGATTCTTAATAGCACCTGCGGCACAGTCACTAATAACTTACATTATTGTTGCCGGCTCAAGTCAAACATTCTCCGTTGCTAAAAAAGAACGACTAGTAGGTAATGGTACTACTGATTATAATTTACAGTATGCGGTTGGTATCGGATTACCAGCCGAAGGCAGTATGATAGTTCGAGTGGACAACACAATTTTACGTCCACCCGGTGTTGTATATTTTACTATTAAATCTAACAAGTACACCTATACTATCGACAGTGCTAGATATACCCCGTCATCTATACCAGTTCAAGATGTAGTAGTCATAGCAGGCAATACTACTTTAAACTTTAACACTGATTGGAAATTTGTTCCAAATGGTATCAGCATTGTATTGACTAGTGCAGTTGCCGCTACTTACAGCGGACAGCAATTAAAAGTTTCTATAGCTTCAGATGCAGGATACGTTTATATTCCAGGAACAACTCCTAAGATACGCTTTGCTAATACCTATGATACCGGGCATACTATAGAAGTTATTTCTAACTACAATCATAGTATTCTTGATATTCAAGCAACTAATAGAAATATTACTCCTGGTTTAACAAGTTCGTATACTGTTGATACAGCAGAATTTTTTGCTTATAAGAGTTTGTTTAACGGTCTAATTACCTTAGAACGACCTGTTATAAATTCTTCTTATGTATGGGTAGAGCAAAACGGAAAATTATTGAATCCAGATGTTGATTATGCTCTGCAATCAGATATGCAAAGTATAAAATTAGCTACTCCGCCAGCAGTTAATGATGTGTTTAGAATATTGACATTTAGTAGCAACATACTAAAGTCAGGTATAGCTTATATGCAATTTAAAGACATGTTGAATCGTACGGTATTCAAGCGATTAAACAAGTTAAAACAAACTGAACTAGCAGTTGAATTAAAACCTACTGATACAACAATTACAGTTAAGGATGCAAGTAACTTTGACGCTCCAAATCCAGCAGGTAATAAACCTGGCATTATTGAAATTAAAGGGGAGCGTATTGAATTCTTTACTCTTAACGGAAACGTACTTGGACAACTACATAGAGGTACACTCGGAACAGGAGTAGGCAAGATCTATAGAACAGGAACCGTAGTTCAAGAAATAGGTGCTAGCGAAACTATTCCTTATCAGGATAACTTCCAAACTTATAAGATATTAAGCGATGGTACTAACACAGTTCCGTTGACCTTTACCCCAACTAACTCTGGCGTGACTAGTTGGTTAAATGCGGCCGGATATACCTTTATTGGAGAATTTGATCCTAGCTATCAGTATACCTCAAATAATGTAGTAACATTTAACAACTTGTACTATCTAGTATCAACAGCATATACTTTAACTACTACTCAAACAGTTTATCCTTCGCCATCAAACACTGCCTACTGGACACAACAATCTCAAATACCAGTTGGCTATGGCCAAAGCAATGACATTGATGTTTTTGTTGGAGGCTATGTAACGTCTGACTGGGCAACCGGTGTAAGTTATTCAGTTGGAATGATAGTAAATTATGGTAGCTATCAATACAAGTGTTTAACTGCACACACTAGTACAACATTCACAGCTAATTCAGCTAACTGGCAATATTTTGTTATTAATATAAGATTGAAAAAATCTCCATACAATGTACATAATATTAACATAGCACCAACCAGTCCAGAGGGCGACACAACATTTGATGCTGATTTTGCTGTAGACGGCAGAACCAACTCGTTGAGATTAACTAACACACTAGCGGCCGGCACACAGGTGACTGTGATTAAGAGATCCGGCACAGACTTTGATGGCAAAGTTACTCCTAACCTATTAGTAGATAATGGCCCAATAGCTACCTTTGTTAAGGCAGTTCCTGGATCATGGTATACTCAAATAAGTACATTACCAACACCGGCATTTGACAATAACGCATTTACGTTTGACAATACCGGAACAGATCTTACATTTGACCAAGGATAAAAAAGATGGCGCAACAACTAATTAATATTGGATCGGCAGTGAATGACGGTACCGGTGACACTCTGAGGTCAGCAGGTGCAAAAATAAATTCAAACTTTACACAGTTATTCAATCAACAAACTTATATATTGCCAACCGCAAGTACAATAACAACCGGCGGGGTTAAAATTGATGGAACTTCGATTAGCATCAACAATGGTGTTATCTCGGCAGCGTATAATCTTCCGACTGCATCAACTAGTATACTAGGTGGTGTTAAGATTGACGGTTCAACAATTACTATTAATAATGGTGTAATTAGAGCTCCGCAATATATTTTACCAACAGCTACAACGACTAGCTTAGGTGGAGTAAAGATTGATGGTACAACCATTACAATTAACGGATCAGGAATTATTAGTGCTGGTATTTCAACCTACACACTACCACAAGCAACTACAAGCCTGTTAGGCGGAGTTAAGGTAGATGGTGCTAGTATTACAATTAATAGCGGAACTGGAGTAATTTCATCAGTATATAATTTACCAACAGCTACTACAAGTCAGTTAGGCGGTGTTAAGGTTGATGGCACAACTATTGTAATTAGTAATGGAGTAATTAGTGCGACTGGTGGAGGCGGTGGTGGAAGTTATGTTTTACCAACTGCAAGTACATTCATACTTGGCGGAGTTAAGGTTGATGGTGCTAGTATTACAATTAATAACGGAACTATTTCTGCTACGCAGTACAGTTTACCGACAGCATCAGTTAGTACACTGGGCGGTATAAGAGTTGATGGAACCTCTATAACTATTAATCCTGCCAACGGTACTATAAGTGCTCCGTATTCTTATAGTTTACCAACAGCTACCCCTACTACACTTGGCGGTGTTAAAGTAGATGGTACTACTATTACAATTAGTAATGGAGTAATTAGTGCGACTGGTGGAGGCGGTGGTGGCTCTTACACTTTACCAACAGCATCGACAACGATCCTAGGTGGAATTAAGATTGACGGCACTTCGATCACTATTAATAATGGAATTATATCCTCATTCTTACCAACCGCAACAACTACATCATTGGGTGGAGTTAAGATCGATGGAACTACAATTACATTAAATGGTTCTAATCAACTAGTAGCCTCACAATATAGTTTACCGACAGCAACTACCAATGTGCTCGGTGGAGTTAAGATCGACGGCATCAGTATTACTATAAACGGTCAAGGACAACTTTCTGCAAATAGTACATACACATTACCAACTGCATCAATTAGTGTGTTAGGTGGTGTTAAGATTGATGGATCAACTATTACACTAAACGGAAGTAGTCAATTAGTAGCCGCTCAATATAGTTTACCAACAGCAACTACTAGTGTATTGGGAGGAGTTAAGGTTGATGGTACTAGTATTACAATTAATAACGGTGTTATCAGCGGAGCAAGCACGTACACTCTACCAACAGCAACAACAAGTGTCCTAGGCGGTGTTAAAGTTGACGGAACAACTATTACAATCAATAATGGTACAATAACATCAAACGCTACCGGTCTTGGAAGCAGAGCTACGGTATCTACTACGACTGCTTCTCTAGCAGTTGGTGCTAGCTCTACAGCAACAGTAACAGCGGCTAAAGGATATGCATTATATAGTATAGCTTGTACATCAGGAGCATGGGTGACGGTATACACTAGTTCGAGTGCTCAATCATCAGATTCATCAAGAGGTATTACTACGGATCCAACTCCGGGTAGTGGTATAGTTGCAGAATCAATAACAACTGGTAACACAGCCACTGTGACAAATTTTACTCCAGCAGTATATGGATACAACGCAGATGTTACTGTAACATCAAACATGTATTTAAAAATTTACAACAACGGCGGTGTTACTGGTCCTATCACAGTTACACTCACATATCTTAAATTAGAAGTCTAATATGTCTAGTACTATAGCTAAAGACCCCAATCAAGAGATACACATTAGTTTGTATCTTAAAAGAGATACCCACGAAAATGGTATGACTCTTCAGGAGTATGCTGATACAGTTATTGCAGGAGAAAATCCTATTTTAGGACATGATGAATTTGTTTATCAATTTGGTGCAACAGATGCTGATTTAAATAAGGTAATAGCTTGGGCAACAAGTAAAAATTTATCTATTGAAGAAGCACATCATGGACAAAGTGTAGTTAAGGTTATAGGAAAAGTCCAGACATTTAATGATCTATTTAAAATTACATTATTAGATGTTACTGAAAACGGCAGAACCTATATGTATCCTTTGGGAACAGTTACTATACCATCAGAAATTGCAGACATAGTTGATAGTGTTCCGGGATTTGATCAAAGTTTTTTAGCTAAGAAATTAGCTAAGGTTGCAAATGCACAAACAGCAAATCCAGATGCGGCAGTTACACCTATCCAGATGGCCACCGCTTATAATATTCCGAGCGGAAACGGCTACGGCGCCTGCATTGGAATTTTTGAATTAAGTTTAGATCCAGCAGTATTAGCGGGCTATGCCGAAGGATGGCAACAACCTGATGTAACTGCAACTTTTAGTCGCATTGGATTAACTGCACCGTCAATTACAACAATTAATATAGGTAATGCGTATTTCAGCCCAACTAGTTCAGGCGAGTCAATGTTAGACATTTATTGTGCTGGTGCAGTAGCACCTGGTGCAAAGATTGCATATTACATTTCACCAAACACTGGAACACAAAGTATTCTTAATAATATTAATGCCGCAGTAAATGACACAGTCAATAATCCGAGCGTTATTGGCATTAGCTGGGGACTGGGCGATGGAACACAATATGATTCGGCATTTCAAGCCGCGATTGTAAAAGGTATTACCTGTTTTGTCAGTAGTGGAGATAGTGGTGCAAATAATTTAAGTATGGCAGCTAGTGTTTGTAGTCAGTACATGATTAGTGCTGGCGGAACAACAATTACATTAAATGGAAGTAATCAAATCACTAGTGAAGTAGCATGGGACGGTAGTGGCGGCGGCATTAGCTCGTCGATAGCACGACCTAGTTGGCAAACCGGACTAACTACGACTACTAAAACTGCCAGCACTACCGGGACTCCTACTGGTTTACCTCGCAGGGGGATACCGGATATAAGTGCTCCAGCAGATCCACAAACTGGTTATGTATTTTATTACGCCGGCACAAGTACTGTTCGAGGAAGTTTAATTCAAGTCGGTGGTACTAGTGCGTCTGCTCCGTTGCTAGCAGGCATCTGGGCTAGATTAAGTCAACAGCTAGGTACACGTATACCATTTGATATGTCTGTTTGGTATTCTAATAGTACTACATTTTTTAATGATATTACTAGCGGTGATAACAGAAACGGGTATACAACTGGATATACAACGACTACAGGATGGGATGCTGTAACAGGACTAGGTACTCCCAAAGTAGATCAAATTTACAAATATTTTCATACAGGCACTACATTTCCTAAACAAAATTACGGATTTAGACCCGCTAGTGGATCAGCATATCCTAGACGATCTACCGGTGCCCGATGAATATTAAACTAGCAGATAATAAACACAGATAAATACTAGATAAAGAGAGACCAATATGCAGAGTAATGAATTAACCGGCGTACACATTGAAGGCCATATTAAGATTTGGGATCCAAAATCTGAGGAAATCTACGTCAACAAACGCAATGCGATCCATTACGAAAACATGAGTATTGCACTGGCAGAAAGTATTGCCAACAGCGGACAAGGTGTAATTAATCAGATGGCGTTTGGTAATGGCGGCACTGCCGTAGATCCTACGGGAATTATTACATATCTTACACCAAACAGCAGTGGCTCTAATGCTAGCTTGTACAATCAAACATACTATAAAGTTGTAGACGGTACTTCTAGTCTTAACACTGATCCTACTAGAAACTTTATTGAAGTACGTCATGTAACTGGTGTAAACTACACTGATATCTTAGTAACTTGTTTACTTGACTACGGTGAAAATATTTCAGGACAGTCTGCATTTGACACAACAAACAGTAATTCATCTCCAGCAGTATTTGATGAGCTAGGCCTAGTATCTTATAACAGTGCTACTAAATCTAGTCTACTACTAACTCACGTTATATTCCATCCTGTACAAAAAGCGTTGAATAGACTTATACAGATAGATTATACTGTAAGAATACAAAGCCTTACTGGCCTAGCAGGAGTATAATATGAGTTATCAAGTAAATTATACTGAAACAAATAATCCTGCAAAAACTCCAATTACGGTTGCCGACCAAACTCTAAACAATCAGACAAGTTTAACTTTTGTAGGAAAAAACTATTCTGGATACGCACCTTTAGTAGCTGGAAATTTTTTACATTTACTAGAAAATTTTGCGGCTCCAACAGCACCAACTAGTCCTGTGCAAGGGCAGATATGGTACGACAACTCCGCTGGCGTTAATTTGCTTAAGGTGTATGATGGTACTAATTGGAATGCCGCCGGTGCTGTTAAAAAATCTGATACTACGCCTAATGGATTAATCGGTGACCTGTGGATTGACACAAATAACAAACAACTTTATATCTACTCGGGATCAAACTGGTTACTAGTAGGTCCACAATTTTCAGCAGGATTGAAAACAGGTCCCCAAGTTGAAACAATCGTTGACGCTCAGAATCCTCCGGTTAGCCATAATGTTATTAGTCTTTATTCTAATGACACACGAGTAGCTATTATCAGCGCAGACACATTTACTCCTAAGACAGCACTTACTGGATTCAACGGAATATCTGCAGGTATCAACGTACAAAATACTAGTCTTGCTAATTTTGCTTTATCGACATACAAGTTTGTCGGAACAGCTTCGTCAGCAGATGCACTAAACACAGGTGGCAAATCAGTTGCCGCCAGCAACTTCTTAAGAAGTGATCAGACAAGCACTACGAATTATCCATTGCAAGTTAACAATAGCGGTGGTATAAGTCTTGGTACTGGATTAAATTTCAACATTACTAGTGACGGATCACAGACTGTATTTTATTCTAAGACAGCAGGTAGTAGTGTTAATTTCCAAGTTAATAATAATACCGATGGCCTAGTAACACTATTACATCTGGATGCGCAGAAATATGTAGGTATTGGACAGAACAATACTAATCCTCAAGCTACGTTAGATGTACTAGGCACATTAAATGTTAGTGGTATTATCTCAAATACTAATAATACAGACAGTCGAGAAGTTGGAACTGGTGCATTGATCACCGACGGTGGTTTTTCAGCTGCCAAGAAGTCCTATTTTGGTGACGACATTACTAGTTACGGACAAATTTATTTAAATTATCTTGACGGTGGGACAAGCGGTAACCCATTATCAGCGGCTGTAATACAGCCAGGCTCTGACAGCGCGGCGCACTTATATGACATTGGTACAAGTACACGACCATTTAGAAATATATACGCTGACAGCTTTGTTGGAGCATTTAGTGGAGCATTTAGTGGAACCCTAACTGGTAACATTACTGGTACTGCCAGTGCCTTAGCTAGTGCAACTACATTTAGTTTAACCGGCGACGTATCGAGTAACTCTATCAGTTATAATGGCCAAACTCAAACAGGTACTGCTACATTCACAGTAGCACTAGCACCTAATGCTATTATTGGTTTAGATAAAACTGCGGCTACAGACAGTCAAAATGGCGACCAGTTCTTAATATATCGTAATGATGCAACTAATCCAGGTTTAAGAAAAATAACTAAAGCTACGTTTTTTAGCAACGTAGCCACAGTACCAGTAGGTTCAATATTTCCGTTTGCTGGGTCTTCAGTACCTAAGGGATATTTGCTATGCGACGGTGCTGAAGTTCCGATTGCAAGTTATCCATTATTATATCAAACTATCGGATATACCTACAAACTAGCAGTTTCACTCCTTGGCCAAAACACTTTTGGATTACCAGACTTAAGAGGTCGATTCCCACTCGGTGCTGATAATATGAATAACAACATTCAAGTTACAGCTAAATCGAGTCCGGGAGCTACACCAACGTCTATCAGTACTATTAGTTCATTTGCTAATCGAGTAACAGATGTTACTGCTGATGTGATTGGTAGTTCATCCGGAACATCAACAAAAGTATTGTTAACAAATCAACTACCAGATCACGAACATACATTAAACAGTGGCCAAGGCCAATACTATGCTGCCGGCTTACCTGGTGCTACAGATACGTCTGGTAAGGTTACAGCGAATAGAGGTATGCCAACTTCTAGTACCGGTTACGGATTTCCAAGTAGCGGCGGAGTTAACAGCGATAAGACCGCACAGCCAATTAATATCATGAATCCATATCAGACTATTAATTATATTATTTTTACTGGACAATTATAATGAGTTACCAGATCACAAAAACAGACGGAACGATTCTTACTCAAGTAGTTGACGGTTCAGTTGATCAAACTGCAACAGATTTAACACTAGTTGGTAAAAATGTTAGCGGTTATGGACAATACTTGGCTGAAAACTTTGTTAAGATCTTAGAAAACTTTGCAAATACAAGTCAGCCTAATCATCCTATCTTAGGCCAATTGTGGTATGATAGTGCATCTGGTAGATTAAAAGTTTATGATGGTAATAGTTTTAAGGTAAGTGGCGGTACGATAGTTAGTTCTACTATCCCTACACTAGTTCAAGGCGACTTATGGATCGATAGTCTTCGAAAGCAATTATACTTTAATGACGGTTCTGGACTTTTCTTAGCAGGTCCGTTATATACAAATACACAAGGTCTTTCAGGATTTCAAGTTTTTGATGTATTGGACAATTTAAGTGTCAATCATACAGTAGTTGGATTGTACGTTAATCAAGTGCTACTTGGTATTTTTAGTAAAGATGCATTTACTCCTAAGAGTAACATAAGTGGATTTACAGGTAATGTGGGAGTAGGATTTACTGCCGGCTCATATAGTTCAAATACTGGAAGCATAGTGTTTGATCATGTAAGTAGTAAGTCTAACTATCTTGTAGCAGCCGACGGTTCGTTAAAGGCAGCAGAGGCATTTGTTAGCACCACTAGCAATTCGGGTTCTTCCGGTATTTTAAGTTTAACAAACACAACTCCGTTAAAACTTGGCCCAAGTTCTGCTACAGAAATTAATGTATCTAATGTTAATTTTTCAATTAAAAATACTATAGCTAATCAAAACTTTACAGTTGTAACTACAAATAATTCAGGAACCTTTACTAATTTATCAGTTGATGCAACTAATCAGTATGTAGGTGTTAACACAGCATTTCCGGCAGCATCATTAGATGTTAATGGTGACACTATTATCCGAGGTAATCTTGATGTTAAAGGTACTACTACATTCCTTGAATCTACAACTATTCAAATCGTTGATAAGAATATTGAGCTCGGTAATGTAGCAACTCCATCAGACACTACAGCAGATGCTGGCGGTATTATACTTAAAGGTGCTACTGACAAAACATTTACTTGGAGCAATGCGGCAAGTTCGTGGATGAGTACTGACAGTATCAACCTTGCAGTTGGAAAATCGTTCTCTATTAACGGATTCCCTGTACTCACTGAAACTCAATTAGCAGTTCGAGTAACAAGTGCTCCTGGATTGACTAGTATTGGTAATTTAACTACACTACAAGCTGGTTATGTTAACGTAGCATCTAGCACAATTAGTTATGTTAACTCGGGGAGTGCTAACGGGACAATTACACTATTACCAAAAGGTACTGGAACAGTAGATGTTAGTTCTGCAAAGATTACTAGTGTAGCAACACCGTCTTCCTCTACAGATGCCGCAAATAAAAACTACGTTGATACAACCGCAAGTTCACAGCCGCTAGGGTTAGGCAACATCGATTGCACCGGACTTACTGATGCACAGATAGCGTCAACTGTAATTAACGTAATTTATCCTGCAAGTGAACGTCAAAACGGCACAAAATGTAGAATATACTGTACTATTAGTAGTGTAGTTTACAAAAAATTATATACAGTAAGCGCCGGATCGTGGTCGTTTACACAAAACTTGTAATAGCTAGTAGCATAAATACTAGCAATGAGGAATTAGCACATGCCATATACCATATACAAATATAACGGAACAGCAGTAGCCACAGTAGCCGACGGCACATTGGATCAAACTCTTGATTTAAAAATAGTCGGTAAAAACTATGCGGGTTACGGAATCATACAAAATGAGAACTTTGTATATCTATTAGAAAATTTTGCTAATAATAATGCACCAGGCAAACCAACTCCTGGTCAAGTATGGTATGATACTGCAAATAATAAACTAAGATTTTACGATGTAAACGGAAACTGGAGAATTACAGGTGGATCAACTACCGCTGCCAGCTTACCTGCTGGTTTAACTAGCGGTGATTTTTGGTATGATAGCTCTAACAATCAGTTATATGTATGGAATGGTACAGCACCTGTACTAATTGGACCACAGGGTGTTGCAGGTTCTGGTACTACACAAATGAAATCTACTAGTGTACGAGATACACTAGGTAATACACACGCTATAATTCAAGCGATTGCTAATAATCAAACAGTCTTTATTATTAGTGCAGATGCTTTGTTCTCTTTAGACCCATCAACAAATACTACACTAGTTAACGCTGGTTTTGGTGACATACATCAGGGTGTTACACTAGCATATACTACTAACAGCAGTCAATTAGGTCAGACAACGGGTAATCAGCGTTTCTGGGGAACAGCATCTAATTCAGAAAGATTAGGCGGTTATGACATTAGTAATTTTACATTGTCATCAAACGCAACATTTAGCACACTAGTTCAATTTGCCGATGTTGGATATACTGTGGGCAATCCAGCAAAATTACGTGTTTATAACGATGCTAACACTACTCCTACAATTTACAATCAGTTAAATGATACAATAGTTTTCACAACTACATCAAATAACGCACCAGTTAGCCCTATGAAACTAGTAGGTTCAACAGTTCAACCAGGAATATCTAATTCTTGTGATTTAGGTACAACACTAAATACCTGGAGAACTGTTTATGCTACAACATTTAGCGGTACTGCTTTAAGAGCAGATCGACTAGGATTAGGTGGTTCTTATCTTAGTGCAGATACAGCTTCAACATCAAACACTATTGTAGCTCGTACAGCAGTTGATCAAACAATCAACGGTGTCAATGTAACAGCTGGTAGTATATTTGCTACATATTTTTCTGGAACAGCAACAGCGGCTAACTATGCCGACTTAGCAGAAAAGTACCTAGCAGATCAAGAATATGAAGTTGGAACAGTAGTAGCTGTTGGCGGAGAAGCTGAAGTTACTGCTTGTACTCTTGGTGATCGTGCAATTGGAGCAGTTAGTGCCAATCCAGCATTTATGATGAATCAAGAATTAGTTGGCGGTACTTATATTGCTCTAAAAGGTCGTGTGCCAGTTAAAGTATCAGGATCTGTACGTAAAGGTGATAGACTAATTGCCGGAAATGAGGGTACTGCTACCGTGGCACATGATAAATTACAAGATGTATTTGCAATAGCATTAGAGACTAATGATGATATTGCAGTAAAACTTGTAGAATGTTTAATTTTATAAAAAAGGTATAGGTAATGACAATATCAACAGGACAAAAGATCACCGCACAGGATTATAATAATATCCAAAGCAGTGTTGGAACTATTTTAGGTAATGGATCCGGTGATAGCGGATATGGTCAATCAGTTGCTAGTAGTCAAGTTGCTTCTAGAGGTAAAGTGACTCTAGCTCATTATACTAATCTTTGGACAGACTTATGGCGTTGCAGATGGCACCAGACAGGAACAGATCCTACACTTGATGCAACTTTCCCTCCTGATTATCGAGGTGTTACTGCCGGTACAACAGTTAAGGCATCTGATTGGACTAAATTAGCAAATACTGCCACAACAGTTGTGACAAATAAACTTGCTACTCCCCC